CCTCGGGACAGGGAAATGCCGGTGGCTCGGGAACCACGTTCGGCCTCGGTGGTGGTGGTGGTGCTGGTAGCGCCGGTACGAACGGATTTGGCTCTAGCGCCAGTGGTGGTTTCGGTGGTAATGGTGGTGACGGACTTCAGAGTTTAATCACTGGTGTAGCGGTCTACTACGCAGCCGGTGGTGGTGGCTACGCCGCCGCAAACCCCGGCAACGCTGGTGCAGGTTGGAGTTCTACCGGCTACGGAATGGGCTCGGGTGTCAATGGCACTGTGACCCCCGTTCAGGCTACGGGTGGTGTGGTCATCATCTCCCTGCCAAACACCTACACCGGAACGCCGACCTCGTCGCTCGCCTACACCAAGACCACTTACACCGGCTACGTCGTCTACACATTCTCGACGGCTGGCTCTGGCACTGTCACGTTCTAAAAAGCCCTATAGTTATCGTTTGTGAAGATTTCTATATTTACCCCTAGCCACAATCCAAAGTGGCTTGCGAAAGCCTACGAAAGCCTTATCGCCCAAACTTACGGAAACTGGGAGTGGGTGGTTCTGCTGAATAACGGCGCGGGGTGGGGATACGACAACCTAGATAGCCGAGTTCGTATTGTTTACGACGACTCGGATATCAAGGGTGTGGGCGAGCTCAAATCCAAAGCCGCCGAACTTTGCGATGGTGAAATCCTCTTGGAACTTGACCACGACGACGTTCTTATGCCGACTGCTTTAGAAAAAGTCGCACAGGCATTTGCGGATAATCCCGATGTTGGCTTTGTGTTTTCCGACTTTGCCCAAATGAACGAGGACGGAACACCAAACCTCACGGAGTTTGACCCAAGTTATGGGTGGTCGTATTACCAAGACGGAGATTGGAAAGTCGTTCGAGCGAAATCGGCTCACCCGCACAATGTCGCATATATTTGGTATGCCCCGAATCACCTACGAGCATTTAGAAAGTCGGCCTACGAATCTGCCGGGGGATACAATCAAGATTTGGAAATCCTTGACGACCAAGACCTAATGGCGCGACTTTACCTCGTCACAAAGTTCCTACCTATTCACGAAAACCTTTATTTACAAAGGATTCACGGCTCGCAGACGCAGGCCGACCCAATCCTCAATCCCAAAATCCAAGAGGAAACGGTGCGAATGTATGACCGGAATATCCAATCCCTTGTGCTGAAATGGGCGAAAGATAACGGACTGCACGCGCTTGATTTGGGCGGGGCGCACAATCCGGCACCCGGATTTACGACTGTAGACCAACACGATGCTGATATAACGGGCGATATCTTTGACGTTTTAGGGAATCTAAAAGATAACTCCGTTGGGGTAATCCGTGCCTGTGACTTCATAGAACACATCTCCGACAAAATCCGACTTTGGAACGAAATGTATCGTGTTCTTGCTGATGGCGGAATGGTATTGAGCCTCACCCCATCAACCGATGGGCGAGGGGCGTTCCAAGACCCAACCCACGTTGCCTATTACAACCAAAACTCGTTTTGGTATTTCATTGACGAAAACTATCGTCGCTACGTCCCTGAGCTCAAGGTCAACTTCCAATCAAGCCGACTTATGACGTTCTTCCCATCGGCGTTTCACCAAAACAACAATATTCCTTACGTTCTCGCCAACCTAGTTGCCCTCAAAGGCGAAGAAAGATACGGCGGAAGACTTGGGGCGTAGCCCGATTTTTCCAAATCCTGTGGCAAGATAGAGCCAGCGAAATCCCCGATTAGGAGTCTCTATGGCACAGGTATTTATCAACGAGGGCTTGGATGTCCTCTTCAACCAAGTAATCACCTCAAGCCCTACTACCTACTCGCAACTTTACATTGGGCTCTTTACGGGAACTATCCCGGCGGCAACCACAACTCTTTCAGCAGTCGGCTCGGCGTGGAATGAGCAGGGTGGCTCTGGCTACGCTCGTAAGGCCGTGACGTTTGGTGCGCCAGCCCTTTCTACGTCATACACCGTGCCTTTCGCTCAAACGACCCTCAACGGAACTATCTCGTCGTCGTATGTCCTCACAGTAGGTTCGTTCAGCACAGGTTCATACGCCACCCTCGCCGTTGGTATGACTCTTTACATCAACTCCACAGCGTATGTCATCACGGCTCTCCCCGGCTCAAGCCAAATCGTTCTGAACTCGGCTATTTCGGCTACAAGTGGAACGACAATTACGATTGGTGATGCCGTTAGCGGCCAAAAAACTACGGCTTCTTCGGTCACGTTCGGCCCAGCAACGGGTTCGTGGTCAACTGCTTCAACCGGATATTTCATTACGAACGCCTCAAGCGGTTCTACGGGAAAACTCTTTTACGCCGCCAACTTTGCTGATGGCTCAACGCCCACCCTCGCCGTAAACGACACTCTCACAATCACGCCTACTTGGTTGATGAGCAACTAGACAGGCTAGGTAAGGGCTATGCCCCTCTCTACGCCTACCTACGGAGTATTTCAGGGTCTTTACAACGGCGGTGGTGATACCCCGTTTATTGGGCTTTACGCATCTGGGGCGATTGGTCACTCGTACCAAGTAATCGGTATCGTCTTTGCCGTTGACAAGGCCACTGACAACAAAGCGGCCTTTCGCTCTCCCGTTTCAGCAACACCGTATTACATTTTCCAAACCAACGCAAGGTCAAGCGCAAAGAAAACAATGGGGGTCGCAAGCCTTACCGAGTCTTTGGCGAGCCAGAAAATATTTACAAAGAACCCCGTAAGTGCTGTTATCGAAAACCTCGCACAAGCAATTTCCAAATCTTTAGCGAACAACCCCGTGACATCTGCCGCGCTAACGCTATTACAGGGCAACGAAAAAGTCTTTACCAAGAACCCGACAGGTGCGACGACATTATCGTTTGCTCAATACACGGCAAAGACACTCGCCAACAAACCCGCTTCTTCTATTATCGGAACGTTCGCACAGGCAGTTTCCAAATCTCAAGCCGGATACAAGACGCAGGCAACGTCACTTATTGAGGCAACCACGAGTTCTCGCGCGACGGGAATCTCAAAAGTATCTAGCGAATACGTTGTTTCAAGCACGGATGGAGTCAAATCCGTTGCCAACAACCCAACGAGTGCCGTTGCTGAAATACTCGCACAATCATCTAGCCGGAACCAAAATCGCATCTTTTCGTCGCAGGCATCACTCACGCAAGTCACAACTTCGGGTAGAAAAACGATGCTTTCTCGTGTTTCTTACGCATCTGCCGTTGCCGTTGCCGTTGCCGCAAGTAGCCGAGCATTGTTCCGAACCAACGCAACTGCTGAGAAGCAGGGCCTTACGAACTACAAACTCCAAACCCGAGTCGTCGCATCGCAAATCGCATTACGAGAAACTGCTCGTGAACTTCGTGTCCGTGCGATTTATTTAGCGGGGTCTATCTCGCTCTTTGATTTCCAAACTGCGATTGCCACCATCTCAAACCTCAATATTTATGGGGCGATTCTCTTCCAAGACTATTACGACACTTACACGAATAAAGAAGTCAATACTGTGTCGTATGCTGAACCTAGCGAAGCAGTCGTTGAGGAACCAACGGCTAATGCGACTTTCCAAGAAGACGATGTATCCTCGTTTACCGATAGAAAATGGAATAACTCATAATGCCTGACACTTTGGAATACCCGACTCCCGCCGCCTCTCTTCCAAACGCCAACTTCCTTTGGCTTGACTCAACCGGCACTCCACTTGATTTCAGCAATAGCAACTACTGGTCGTTCTCAATGAAGATTGGTCAACCGCCAAATGCTTACGCAATCCTCAAAACAACGGGATTTCTCGGCCTCACAAGTACAAACGGCTCGTCAAACCTCATTATTACTTGGGCGAACAACGAACTAAGCAAGTTGTCTTCGGGCCGTTGGTACTTCCAAATCACCGCAACATACGCCCCAACTGGGGCGCAACGAATCCTTACGGGTTCAATGAAGTTTGACTACGCACCAATGTAAGGAATAGAAATGTCTTGGACCTACTCGGCAAACCCGTCATCATCACCAAAAGATACAGTTCGCTACCTTATCGGTGACACAAATATTGACAACCAGATTGTCCAAGACGAGGAAATCTACTTCAACTTGTCTGAGGTGAATAACGAGCCGTATCGTGCGGCCTCGAACACTTGCTACAACCTCGCAGCGTTTTTTACGGGTCAAGCCCAAAGTGAAAGCAAGAGTGTTGGCGGGCTTTCTATTTCCAAATCTCTTGGCGACCGAGCACAACGCTATGAGCGTCTTGCTAAGGACTTGCTGATTCGTGCGCGCCGTGTCGCACCACCCAGTCCAAACGCCGACCCGAACGCTCTTGGTGCAGAGTTTTCTATTCCGGGCGAGTTCGACCCCTACTACGCAACGCCTAACTCGTGGCCGACCAACTCCGTCACAGGTGTCACCACGACCTACGGCGTTGGCAATAACGACCCACTTGACTTGCTCACGGAAGAGGAAGAAAACGCTGCCGAGCAACAACAGCAAGGTATGTAGTTATGTCGTATGACATCGCATCCTCGGGAATTGACCCTGACCTCGTAGCGTTGATGACGCAGACCATTATTGTTGAGAATATTGTTCCAAACCCCGGCGTTCAGCCCGGCGGAACTGTGGTTCTTGACGGATATGGGCGACACTACGTTGGCACAGACGGAACGAGCGACGGAACAGTTCAGTATGGAACGCCTACGACCTACAAGTGCCGATTGGAATACGAAACAAAAGTCATAAAGACGGCTGATGGCCGAGACATTTATAGTTCGGGTCGCGCCTACTTGACCCAGTTCGTTCTTGGAATCTCAACGGAAAGCCGAGTCACGATTCCAAACCAGACGCAGCCGATTCTCAAGCACCCAATCATTATGTATGTTCAGAACAACTACGACGAGAACGGGTTGACCGGGTACAACACGGTTCTGCACTTTGAGTAGGTGCTGAAATGCTCGCCGCAACCCTAAAGATTGACCCGAACTCGGGCATCCTCCGCCTCAAGCAGAAGATTCCGTATGTCGCCCTTGTGGTTCAGGATGCCCTCAACGAGTACGCCCAGAACGTCTTTGATGCGAGTCAAGAGCTCGTTCCCGTTGATACTGGTTTCCTACAGGATTCGGGCTATATCGTCACCCAAGACAACCCTTCTGGTGATTTGTCGAGTATCGAGATTGGATACGACGCACCCTACGCCCTTTACATCCACGAAGATTTGGAGCTCAACCACCCGAACGGCGGAACGGCAAAGTATCTAGAGAATCCAATGGAACTAATGATGCCCGATTTACAAAGGAACATTATTGACCGAGTATCAGCACTTGTGTACGACAGCGTTGAGAAAGCGCAAAATGTCCGATACGTCAGTAGCATTACTGTTGACCAGATGACGGAGAACTACTAGTGGCAAACATCCTTGATGCCCTCGGGCAATACCTACCAACGATTGTTCCCGGCCTCGTTCTTGGTCAGAACCTCTACCTAGGCCGCCTCGTTACCGAAGCCCCCAATCAAGTCGTGCTGATTCAGCCGTATGCGAGCCGACCCCCATCATTGACTATGGGCGGTCAAGCGATTGCGATTGACAACCTCAAAGTCCAAATCAAAGTTCGTGGCAACCCAGAGGACTACCCCGGTGCATATGCCCTTGCGAACTCGATTCGGTTGGCTCTTTCTTCGTTCGTCAATACCAAAACCATAGATGGAATCACCATCCTGCGTATTTCCACACTTGGAACCATCAACCCAATGCCGTATGACGAAGGAAATCGCCCTAGTTTTACGATGAACTTCGAGATAAATGTCAACAACCCAACCTAACCCGGAACTAGAGGCCGTTCGAGCCGCTATTTCAGCAGCCAAAGCCGCAAGCGTCGCCTCCGTTCGCGCACTTGATGCGGTCGAACGACTATTGGGATTTTCCAACACCGTTCCAAAGCCGAAGAATGACGTACAAGAAGTGCGTCAAGGGTCACAAGATGACCAATCCTGTAACCACGGGGAAGCGGTCGAGGTGCGTACAGTCGAGGGCGTATTCAAGGTATGCCCGTGTGGTGAACAATGGGTTCCTTGATTTTCCTTTGTTTTACTGCTAAACTGTTGTTTAGTCAGCAAAGGAGATGCAATGACTAAGCGAAATGCGAGTTCGGTAATAGAGCCGAACTACACGCACAAATGGAAAAAAGTTGAGGAATGGAATGGGCTCGTAAAGGGCGACCCCATCAAAGTTTCTAACGAACGTGGTGATTGGATTTTTCTCAATGCTCACGATTTGGATGGCGAGATTATCGCCGTCTTCGTCTTTGGCGGCCCCTATGGTCGCAAGTCAACTCGTGCGTTCTGCCCCGAAAAAGTAAGTGTTCCACCAGTCAAGAAGACTCGGAAGCGCAAGGAGTCGCTCGACACCGACCAATAGCCATTTCCAAACCTAGTGATACGATTTGCTGAAACATCTATCGGCTAGGAGGGCTCTATGGCTAAGGCGAATACTGTTGCGTATCTTGTCACCGACAAGGCCATCTCCTTGTCGTACAACGGCAAGAACGTATTTCCCGGCGATATCGTAAGCGACTTCCCCGGAGAAAGTATTTCGTGGCTACTTGAGGATGGGCTCATCACCCTTGCCCCCGTTGCACCCACGCCTACGCCAGACCCAACTCCTGCGGAAAGCGCGCCAGTTGAGGATGCACCAGCGTCGGACGTTTCTGCTGAAACGGGGGCGACGAACTAATGGCGACCGCTACTTCGCTGCCAAACTTCCTCCACGGCAAGAACACACGAGTTCTCTACGTCAATCCTTGGTTTACTTCGGCAACCTTTACGGCTAACACCACAAATGGTAGTTACGTCATCGTTGCCACGACCGCCATCGTTCCTATTTCGGTCGGTCAATCCATTATTGGCTCTGGAATCCCCGCTAGCACGGTTGTTGTTGCTATTCAGGGCAATACCATCACCTTGAGCGCAGCGGCCACAGCAACGGCTTCTGGGGTCACTATGACGGTTTCTAGCACGGGTATTGGCTACGACTTCTCCCCGTACTTCAATGACGTGAGCGTCTCTACCTCTCAGGCTGCTGAAGAGACGACCACTTTCCTTCAGGGTGGCTCAAAGACCTTTATCCCCGGCCTCAAAGACGGAACGATTACCCTTTCGGGCTTCCACGATGGAACGATTGGCGGTACGAGCTCAATCTTCCATCGTGCAGACGCCACCCCATACGACAAGTCAATCCTTGTTTTTCCGGCTGGCGGCCTTCTCGACTCCGAGCGTTGCTTTATGGCAAACGCTGTCCAAACTAAGTTTGACATCAAATCACCAGTTGCGGGTGTCGTGACGAATGATATGGAAGTTCAGGCCGATGGCGGCGTTTGGCGCGGAAACGGGCAGTACCTAGTCGTATCAACAAACGGAAACTCCACCGCTTACACGCCGTTCCCAGCGGCCTCTAGCGGAACTGCTGATACGAGCAAGGGCGGTTTACTCGTTTTGGGTCTGCAACTCCTTACGGGCGGCGGAACAATCGCAGTCAACTTCCAGCACTCATCGGATTCGTCTACTTGGTCAACCTTGGCGACGATTTCTTCGGCGGGTGCAACCGTAACCCCTCTCACCGGAACCATCCACCAATACACACGGCTTCAGTGGGTATTTACGGGCGGAACCAATCCATCAGCAACTATTTACTACGGGTTCGCCCGTTACTAGAAAGGAATAGACCACTATGGCCTCTTCAACAACCACACCAACTTTCCAGCACGGTAAGAACGCATTTCTGGCTCTTGGCTACGATATGGGTATCACTAGTAGCGTGTTGGTTCAAGCGGTAGCAACTTCATCAACCAACGCCCTTACGATTACCAACGCAGGAACGGGTACGCTTCTGACCCAGAACAACGCTATGACCCCCTCGGGCGCAGGAAACAGCATCTACGGTGTTTTCTTTGGTGGCGTTCCCGTGTACGGCACGGCTTTGAGCACGAGCTCGATGACTGTCACCTCACAGAACGTTGCGACCACCACGGTTGCGACCAATGTGACCCCGATGGTCAACATCTCGCAATACATCAACGATGTCTCGTTGCCACTTGCTATCGAGGCTTCTGAAACGACTACGTTCTCGCAAGCCGGTGTCAAGACATACATCGTGGGCCTCAAGTCTTGGACCCTAACGTTCTCGGGTATGTTCGACGAAACTGCCATCTCTACTGGTTACGCCGGTGGCATTGACGCAATTATGTACGCCCTCTCATCGTGGCAGGACTCCGGTCGTATCGGTAACTTCGTGTACGGCCCAGCGACCCCCGGTGGCTTCACGGGTCTTACGGCCGACACCAAGTATTACGGCACGGGTGTTTTGACTAAGTACGACCTCAAGAGTGCGGTCGGTGCGGTCGTTACATTCGATGGTGAACTGCAAGTGACTGGTCCGGTTTACCGCACTACACTCTAGGTAAACCCCTAGATAGGAGTATTTCCAAATGTCCAACCTTTCAGCCAAGATTTTTGCTGCCGATGACATCGAGAGCGAGCTCGTAGAAGTTCCCCAGTGGGGCGTAAGCGTTCTCGTCAAGTCACTCACGGCAAAGGCTCGTGCGGTGATGATTGACAACGCTATGGCCGGTAGCACCAACGGACAATTCAACATTCAGCAGATTCTTCCTGACCTTGTTGTCCAATGTACCTACGACCCTGAAACGGGCGAGCGTGTCTTCTTCGACACCGACCGTGATGCGGTTATGGCGAAGTCTTCGGGACCCATTGAGTTGATTGCCAACGTTGCTATGAAGTTGTCGGGTATGACTGACGATGCGGTGGCAGAAGCGGGAAAAGAATCTTCGCCAACCCAGAGCGACGCTTCCTCTTTGAGTTAGCGGAGAAACTGGGGAGAACCGTTGGCGAACTTCTAGAAGGTTCTCCCGCACACAAGCCACTTTCAGCGATGGAGTTGGTTGAGTGGCAAGCAGTCTGGCAAATCAGGAATCACGAAGAGCGAGAGGCATACGAAAAAGCCAAGAACGGTAGATAGGAACAGGTGAAGTAAATGAGTATGAGTGACGGAGGGCTTGACCTACGAGGTCGCTTCCTATTCGATACTTCAGGTGCTAAATCTGCCCTTGATGCTGTCTCGTCTGCGGCTACGGCTGGTGCTGACAAAATAATCGAAGAGTACCGCCGTGCTTTCGATTTTACCAAAAATGCCATCGGTATCGTTGGCCTTGGGGTCGCGCTGTCTACCGCCGTTGACTCTGCCTCACAACTTGAGCAGTCGCAGGCTATCCAAGCACAGTTGCTTACCAATCAAGGTGTGGCATCACAATTCAACCTATCTATGACTCAGCAGCAATATGATGCTGCGAGGAAGAGTGGCGACTACACGGCCGCCTACTACTCGAAGATGCTGGCGAATCAGGCGACGTACCTATCTGTCCAAACCGGTATCAACCGAGAGCAAATCACGCAGGCGCAGACCCTTGCCTATACGAACACCGACATCGCCAAGTTAGTTTCGGCGGGTCCGATGGTTCAGGGTGCGCTTTCAGCAGCCGGGCAACCGCTTCACAATATGCGACAAAATATGCAGTTGTTTATGACTGACGCTGCGAACTTGTCAAAGGTTATGGCGGGCGGTCACGGCTCAATCAACTCGTCGGCTCGTATGCTGACCCGCACCCTGCAAGACCCGATGCACCATATGAGCGCGATGTCTCGTTATGGATTTACTTTGTCGCAGTCAGAGCAGATGCGTATCCGTAATGTGGAAATGACCAACGGCCTCTACGCTGCGCAGAAGCAAATGCTCGTTGACATCAACAATCACGTTCAGAACGTGGCTCAAGAGGGTACGTCGCCAATTGAGTTGCTGAAAAACGACCTCCAAATCATCTACACAACTCTTGGCTCGGCACTCTTGCCCTTGTTCAAGAACCTTGCCGGTAGCCTAAGCACGGTTCTAACGGCTCTTAGCCCGATGCTTCAATCCTTTGGTGATGCTCTCGGACAGATTATGAACAACATCGGTGGCTTTCTCGCACCACTTATGCAAATTGTTCAGCCAATCTTCGACCTATTGGTCAACGGTATTCTCCCTGCGTTCTTTGCGATGATTCAGCCAATAATCCAATTGGTCAATGCCGTTGCCGTTCCAATCGTCAAGGCTCTTACGGCAGTTATTGAACCGATGAACAAGAACGGAGCTCTAACCAAGGTATTTGTTGACCTTGGGAAAGCGATGGGAACCGTCTTCAAGCCGTTGATTGGCGTTGTACAGAAACTCGCTGATAGCGGAATTATCAACACCATTTTCGGGGCTTTCGTACAGATTCTTCAGACCTTGGAACCTATTATCCCAATGCTCGCCGGGGCGCTTGTGAAAATGGCTATCGCACTACTTCCGGTAGTTACCGCCCTCATAACCCCAGCATTTGTCAAGGTCTTGCAGGCGTGGGCCGACGTTATGGTGATTCTCGCACCATACTTTGTTGCTGCTGCGAACGGCCTTTCCACACTCATCAAGTGGATTACGGGAAACAAGGGTCTTACCGAGGCAATCGCAATGCTCCTCGCTTTCTGGTTTACTCGCAAACTCTTTATCGCACCGATTGGTCTTGTTGCTGAAACGCTTACGGGGCTAATCGGGCGATTTGCTCGTGTAGCAACGGCGGCGAAGAATACGGGTGGCGTTATCAAGGACGCCTTTAGCCTCAACAACCAGCGTGATGCCGAGGGCAACAAGATGAAGACATCTTTTACCCAAAGCCTCGGCGTTGGGCTCGAGAATCGCGCTCAAAAAATGGAAGAATCCCGACTCCGGCGGATGGAGGTCTACAAGGAACGTGCTGAAAAGGGCGGTATGCTCTCAGCCCGTTGGGAGAAGCGCGCTAAGAGACTTGAGGAAAACAAGTCATTCCTCGAACGTGAATACGCCAAGCACGGCAAATCCCTTGAGATGGATGTTGCCAAAGATGCCAAGGGAACGAAGTTCGGTCGCCTGCTAAAAGGCGTACTTGGTCTTGGTCTGCCCGGGCTGGGTCAAGCAAGCGACAATGCCAAAGACCCCGTTACGGCTACGAACAACCTCGTAGATGCCATCAACAACCTCATCGCAACCATCCAATCCTCAAGTATGGGCGGTGGCGGAAACAACCTTGAGAAGAAACTTGAGGGCAAACTTGAGAACAAGGTCAAGAGCGAGATTGAGAGCAAAGCCAAGAACGAAATTGGCAAGAAACTTGAGGGCGAGCTCGGCAAGAAGTTGGAGAGCAAAATTGGCGGTCGCCTCGTAGGTGCGGCCAAGAACTTCCTTGGTCGTGGTGCTGCTGAAGAGGGTGGAGAAGCACTACTCGTAGAGGGTGGCGGAGAAGCCGCAGCCGAGGGTGGTATTTTGGCGGCCGGTGCAGCGAGTGGTGTTGCCACGCTTGGCGTTGGTCTAGCCGTTGCCGCAGCGACCGTTGCCTATATGAAGTGGCACAAGCAAATCAACCACGCCCTTATGTCAACGGCACACCACCTTGAGAATGGGGCGAAAGACGTTGCCAAGTGGGGTGCGAAGACCGCTAAGGATGCCGCAAAGCACTTCGTCAACATTGGAAAACACCTCCTACACGGTGCTGGTGCGCTCGTAAAGGGTGCGGCTCACATCGGCGGAAGCATCCTGCACTCAATTGGTGGGTTCTTCGGGGGTCTATTCGGTGGAGGCGGTGGAGGCAATAGCGGTAGCAAGGCCGCCAACGACTCAATGGCTCATATCGCCCAACTCAAGAAGATGACCTTTACGGATGGTGCGCTGAATGTTCATATCGAGCGAGTCCATCACGAGGCCGCCCGTGCGTTAGCCCGTGGCGAACGCCGTGAGCGTGGTGGTGAAACGGTCGTAAATATCGAAAAGGGCGCGTTCGTCATCGAGGTCAAGGGCAACTTGGATAAGGGCGTATCGAAGCAGGTCGAGAAGTACGTCGAAGACCAGTTCAACGAGCTCCATCGTCGCCTCCGCACAGTTGGTCGGTAATTTTTCCAAAGTAGCGATAGAGTAGGGTGCTGATGAAAACGCTCACCGCTACCCCTACGACAGCGAAAGTTGACCCTAAATACTGGGTAATCAACGGTGCGCCAGATGGTGCTACGGCACAAAACGACACGACACGCCTCTCTTGCACGGCGGTTCGTACTGCTGATACGAATATCTACCAAATCCACGTTGACAACGTATCCAAACTATTTACGGCACTAACGAGTCTTTCGACCAATACACAGGCCGCCCCGTACTCGATTTCGCTCGCCCCAACGACTTTTGGTGACGGTTCTGGGGTTCCAATCTCATATGCCCCCTCGTATTACTGGTATTACTACATCGGTAACTACACCTACACGGGCGACCCTTTCGTCTATGTAAACGACACAAATGGCTTTTCAGCAGGGCAAAAAATCGTTGTTTTGGAGGGCGACAGCCAAACGAGCTCGCCCGCTTTCTACTCGGAGTGGGGAACGGTCGGCTCGGCGGGTCAAGTTGCTATCACGCAAACGCTCACCAACTACAACTACACCACCACCTCCGCACTTCCTCTGCCTAGCAGTGTGGGTAATGAAACCAACCAAGGCATCTTCATCACCACCTCTGGCTCAACGCCAAATGCCACAATCGCAGGATTCTTCCCCGATTGGACTTACGACTATGTGATGCAGACATTCCCGACCGCCACGACCCCCAACATCGTTACTTTCACCCCAGCAACGGCAACGACCAATGCGGCTTTCGGTTCTTGGTCAAAGGGGCAAGTCGTTTACAACGCTCTGGGTGATTACTTGGGAGTAGTTTCGACTGTCTCCACCGCCTACGTTGCGAGTACCACTGCTGGAATACCCGTGACTGGTATTTACACCGATATTCAGTTCTACCCGAATAGCGTGGCAACGACGAACTGGGCGAACTTGGTATCAACCACAAGCCTCACCTCGCAATCGGGCGTTAGCGTACTCCGTTCTACGCCAGTTTCTACGGGTCCAGCCCCAGTGGAAACTGGCGTTCCGGCTGGTGCGCTTATGCCGGGGAACCCGATTTACAACCAGTATTTCAGCACATACACAACCATTACCGCCCTTGACGCAACGAGTAACTCCATTAGTGGTGGCACGGGAACCGCCGGCCTTTACTACATCACGGTCGCAACGACCGCAACGATTTCGACTACCGCAACTACCTACATTTACAGCCCCATCTTCGGCTCGACGGTCGCAACGGGCGTTGTCTTTGGAACGGTAGCAAGCACCCCAGTATCAACTACGGGTGGATGGCAGGTTTTGGTATCCAACTACACGGTTGCTACGACTGGTTCGACCGCCGTTCTTTCCTCAATCGTGGACACGACCGCTTATCGGATGTCTAACTCCAATCTCGGCTACGGTGCTGAAATGCTCGGGGAGATTGTTTCCGCAGGAACGAATACGTTTGTCGTTCCAACCAATGCTGGACAGCCTCTCCAATACAACGGAAGTAGCCCAGTTCAGACGCTCGGCATTGGCGATGTCTTCTTGGCAATCAACGGGGATAACTTGCCTAGTGGCGTGATTACGACACCGGGTGGCAACCAATACGAGCTCGACCTCGGGCCGACCCCGCCGTTTTTCACCACATACGACCCGTCGCCAATTGGAAAGTCAAGCGTTTACAATTCTAGCCTTTTCGGGGATACGACGAACGGCCCATTCGCAAGCACGGGCGAGAACACCTCGTGGTTCTATCCGTACTACAAGAACCTGATTTTTACTGGAACAATTGCGAATTGGAAGTCAACACCAGTCGCTTCGTTCGTGAGTATGACCGCCTCGGGTGCTTCTTCATACACGCCCCCCAGCGACCCGTACACCTTTAGTGGAACCATCAAGGCGATTCCCCTCTATTACAACGGCTTCATCACGGGATACCAATACACCCTCACCGGCTTGGACTCTACTCATACGACCGTTCTCCAAGAGATGCGGGCTACTGGATACCCCGTTGAGATTTTGGTTCCCGGCGGCAACGTTTATGGGACTCAGGTGGCGATTAATGCCTACGTTTCATACGTTACCTATAGCGCGACAACTGGCGGAACTGTAACCCTCAACTCATCAAGTTGGGTTTTCTACGACTCCAACACCCCTATAAGTTGGAACGCACACATCATTGAACCGTATGTAGTTACCTGTGACGACAACTCGGTGATTTCCTCCCTTTACAACACGGCAACGGCTGCGGGGCAAGACCTCTACCTATCGTTTAGAGGCGAGGGCGTTTACAACGGCGAGGGTGGAACGACTTGGCAGGTTACGGGCATCCCAACGGGAAGCACAAACTCTTTCAACATCAACGCTACGAGCTCGTCAATTTACGCCAACCAGACGAACACCTACTCAAACGGCGATAGCCAAAACTACATTTATGTATGGGAAGTCATCCAAAGTAACGTTCTTGCTAGAAGTAACACAAACCCGTTCTACTTGGCGTGGACAATCCCCGCAGGTTCAGCACTTTCTACTTCTTCCTACAACGGAAGTGGTGCGGGCGTAGTTACGCTTTCCCAAGCAAACGGAAACGAATCTATTGGCGGTACACACCTTTCGGGAACATCCGTTGGCTCGTACCAACTCGGTAAGCGTTGGATTGGCTCGAACACAACTGCTGATTTGGAAAGCCTCACGGTTGACCAGATTGGTTCGCGCTACACGAGCTCGTTGTTTTCCGAGGTAAAGGGTGGCGTTTCCACTTCATTTATTGCCGCACCCGCACCGGCGGCAACCTCGGTGACGGTAACGCTTTACGCCAACGTATCGAGCAACACCTCGCTCACGACCATCACCAACGGCGGAAACATCACGGGCATCTTGCCGGGGATGTTGGTTCAGGGTACGGGAATCCCAACGGGAACCACCGTAACAAGCATTTCCTCATCACCCACGGGCTCAACCGTTTACCTCTCGAACCCGACCACGCAATCGGGAAATCTCCAGTTGACGTTCACGAGTACGATTATGAACCTCACTGCTGATATCGCCACAGATACCAGCGTCGTCATTGTTGGTATGGGCAAGACCCAAGAGGCCGTTCTTCTTTCTGGCGCGCACCAAGGTATTGACGGTACGAACAACAACGTTCCTATTATTTGGGATTTGGTCAAGGGAACGACTTTCCGCTTTGACCACTACGAGGGCGAGCCAATCTTCACCCCGAACATTCTTTGCCACACGAATCCGTTGCAGAACGACCACGGTGTAGACACGCCCGTCATCGGTTCACCAGACTCAAGTTCGACCACGAGCTCAACATCGTCTACGGCTTTGATAGCGCAGAATATCTAAGAGGGATTATGCCAAATATCACAACTGACGCATACTTGGGCTTTGACCAACCGTGGATTTCTACGGGCGACTCCAATGGCAATCCAAACATCAACACGGTTCTTGCTTCCGTTGCTGAATCGGGCGACGAGAGCATCATTGTCGAGAGTTCCTCGGGCTTCCCTACCTCATACCCACAAGTTCTCCCGTCTTTCCAAAGTACGGCTTTTACTGGAACTAATTTCAGCACGACCCCCGGGTTCTTCGCTGGTCAAGAAATTGGTCGCATTTCGGTAGTGGCGACCGCCGGCCAGACGACCCTTACGGCGTTCCTTACGGGCGAGCTCCCAACGATTCACCCACTCTCGGCAACGCTCGGTGGCTCGTACCAAATCACGGTCGCCGGATACCTCCTTACAGTGAGCAACGTTTCTTTCTACGCCGCCACCTCAACTGGTGATGCGACAATCAACCTCACGGCCGCCTTGCCTACGGGCGCAAATATCGCCGTTGGTACTCCAATCCATATCTACGCTATGGATACGCTCAATACTGTTTCGTACTTGGAAGTTCCCCACGTTTTTCTAACGAGCCAGATTTCATTCAACCCCGGCTCGCTAAACCAGAACTACCTAACTATTTCACCACTTCCGTACACGATTGCGAGTGGAACGAACCTAACGATTCGCCAAGGTTTGTTCTTCCAAGACATCATCGTTCGCAACGGTCCAACGTCGCCCGATGCCCCTGCTGGCGGAACCTCGATTCCCGTCGCAAACTGCCAAATCACCGCAACGGTAACAACCTCAACAACGCTCACCATCCAAACCAGCACGGCCGCATACTTGGCGGGAAATCTTTTCGTCGGTCAGCAAATCTACGCCGATGGAAGCGACACGGTAGTCGGAACCATCTCTTCTATTAGTGCGAACACCGTCAACCCCGTGATTACGGTTACGGGTGCGAGCCTCGGCACGGTGGGAACAACGTACACCTACTGGCCTGCTTTTTACAATTTCTACACCTACAACGCAACCACTTTTGTAAACGGAGTGGTGAACGGAAACTTCTCACAGCCCGGTAACACCGACTCTTCGGGCGCAGTCGTATCGGTACAACTCGGGCAAACCCTCTCGCCCGGCGACAACCTCGTTCTTTCAGAGAGTTACACGGCTGCGACGAGTGGTTCGTACACAATCACGCAAACACCTCAAAGCGTCACCCTCACGGGTTCGACCGCCCCGGCTGGTTGGCTCAATAGCGGTAGTTTCCAAGTAACCGTTAGCGGTATTCAGTACCAAGTTGACTACACGGGAATCAACGTTTCTGGCAGCGTTGTAACGCTTCAGAACGTCACAATCTCTGATGCCTCCGTGGTGATTCCTATGGGCGCAACCCTCACGGCTTACTACAGCCAAATCATCACGGTAGACAAGGCCGCAACGCCTCGTGCCAATCGAATCGTGGTTCAACCGTTCCAACCGAACTATCCCTACGACCTTGGTGCTTCGCTCATCAAAACGTATGAGTTGTCTCTCGACACGGGGAACCTACAAGAGAAGATTTACCCCATTTCAGCACCGATGTCGCTCAATGCCGACCAATACTCCGCCCCGTATCAAGTTCTCCTCGGTCAGAAACTCGCCAACAACCACGCACCCAAGTCGCAAGTTCTTTGGTACAAGATGCCATCTTTCCCCAACGTGGCCGACGTTTGTTATCGCCCCGACCTTGGCGAGTTCCAAATGTTCGACGGGAACGGATGGCGCAAGGCTCGTGTGCAGTCAGTTCAGCCCGTTTACACAATGCTCGGTGCTAACGGTGGCTCCGATAAGGAGCTCTACTCCCTTTACGACCCACTCAACAAGACTGAAACGCAACAAGACGTTTTCACCAACAACTCAAGCATCGCTTACACCACCTACCTCGGTTCGCTCTTTGGTCTAGACCCCAACAACCTTGAGTGGACTTACGATGTCCTCTCCCGAGTGCAGATGCACATTCGGGCGGCCGTTCCTGCTGGTAAGACCGTTGCGTTCCGTTCCCTCGGTCTGCACATCTTCTACAAGAGTGCGCCCGTTGCCAAGAACGTTCATATCTCTCCGCGCGACGTTGTGACATTCAGCGCAAAGGAAGACTTCGCTATTGGATGGGAATACAGCGACTTCGACGATGACCCACAAAACGGTTGGGAAGTACGAATCTTCGATGAGTTGACCTACAACGCATCGAACTTCTCTCCCGACACCTCAACGCCCGTATGGTCGAATAGCGGTAACGATGATGCGACCAAAACGCTCATTGACACCACCATCGGTTTCCAAGACAACACCACGTACTACGCTTGCGTTCGAGTCTCAAAGTCTTTCCAAAGTGGCTACTGGTACGGCGACTGGTCAGTCAAGTCGTTCCTCGTTGACCCCGCACAGCCTCAACTCCCTATGTTGGCGGTATGGGCAGATGGTCCAAACGCCATCAACCACCTCATTGTCCAATCAAGTGACAACCTGCTTTCGCGCGACAATGCTGATTTCCCCTCAAGCATCGGTAATTGGCACGTCACGGGCAGTGACACGGCAGGTACAACTCCGTCACTCGGTTCGATGGCAACCCACAACACCAACGCCCTTAGCAAAGCGTCGACGCTTACTTCTTTGTCGGTTGGAACGACCACAAGCCTTACGGCGGTCAATGGTTCCAACTCTACAAATATGACCTCTAGCACTACGGGATACCTAACCTTTGCGGGCAAGGGCAAAGGGTTGCCGAGCTCGGGCATCTTCTGGGTCAACATTGGCGGAACCGTCGCATCAAATGGAACCATTAGTAATGGTGAAAACATTTTGGTTCAGGTTATGGCTACGCTCGGAAACTACCAAATCCTCCAACGCAACTACTCCGTAACCAATGGGCCGACGAGTACGGGTCTTGGTAGCCACGCCATCGGTGCGCCTGTTTACTTTGGTCTTCAGCAGCCCGTCTATTTCGGCTCAACGGCAACGATGTCGTGGACAGAGACAATCAAGCACACTCGCAAGTACCCCGACTACGGAAGCGTTCTTGTCTCAAGTGGTTCAGCAGCATCGCCCGTTCGATTCGCAATCCAAACTGGCAATAGTTCGGAACACCCCAACGTCATTACGATTTTCGACCCCGACAACGCTTTCTACACGCCTCAAGATGGCTCGGGCAAGACCGTAAACCTTTACTACACCCACTGGACAGTTCCCCAAACCAACGTAAGTGGCACGGGCGGCAAGAACCAAAAGGGCAAACTCAAGGCAACAACCAAGGTTGTCAAGGCACTCAACTACGAAGTAGCAACCATCGCTAGTGTCCACGCCGCAGGGCCATCCATCGCTGGCGGATGGTTCCCGTTCGGTAAGGTCACTGCTGATGCCTACGGAAGCAAGACCGTTACGGGTCCATCCACTTACACCTACCAAGACTTGACGAGTCTTTCGGTCAAGATGACTACGAGTTTGACATCTCCCCTTTGGAACTCGCACAATGCCTGTCTAACCCAAGCGACCCTCAAGGCTGGAACACAAATCAAGTTGACGAACGGCTCGGCAAGTATGACCGCCACCCTTGCCTCCGACTGGATTGGGCCGAGTGTTATAACGGGCGCACAAGGCGACTCGCACTTCCACATTGACCCGATTGGTAGCGGCTACGCATTTCAGCAGTTTGCCAACCAGAACGGCACGGCATCAACGGTATTCCGAGTTCCCTCTGGCACACAGATTTCTGTCTACATCCCAACGGTTCCCTCCTCTAACAAGGTCATTACGTTCGAGAAGAACACCATCGGGCAGGGCAACTTCAAGGGTCAATACCTTGAGTACGGTGACTACGTTGAGACTTCCGCTATCGCCTCTGGCGGTAGTTCGGCGGTTTACAAGCGCGTACAGACCGGCACAAGTACCGCAGTCACATACACAAAGCGCAACTACACGCAGAACTTCCAAATCAGCAGAAGCCTCCCCGGTGGCAACTCTATGGCCGTGTTCTCTATTGCGACTCCCACGGGTGCGCCCTCGACGTGGACAATCAACACCACCGCCCCCACCTACCAAGCCCTCACGGTTACGGGAACGGCGACGCTCAACCAATACGAAGGGTGGACAATCAACGGCGTTGGCATCCCCCAAGGAACTCGCATTGTCTACAACTCGGCAACCTCTAGTGGAACGTTCACCATTTGGCTTTCGGCTCTCGCCACGACGCAATACTCAACGTACACATCTTCGACGTTGACCTACTCGGGCATTATCAACCCCAGCATCACGCTTCACCACCCAGCCGAAGACTTCACCCCCGCAGGTAGCCTCACCCTCTACGTTGACGGATTCCGCCCACAAGCGGATTACCCAGCATCAACGCCTATCTACATTTCATCGCCCGTCAAATACTCGAACCAAGACGAGCCTCTCAACTCGATGATTATTCAGCCGACCGCTTCCAACTTGGCCGGTCTTGTCGAGCTCGGCATCTACGATGGCAAGGTTTGGAATCAAAGCAACTCCGTCGCCGTTATGCCCTCGGGTTGGTACGGCTTCGGAGCTCACGCCAAGCAGATTTACGGGGCCTACCAAGTCTTTACGGGCAACCAAACCTCGGGGAGCAATCAAATTACGAGTGTTGCCCTCGGCGTAAAATCAGCATCGGGAACGATTGTTATTGGTATGACGATATACGGCTCGGGCATCCCAGCAGGAACCACGGTGACGAACTACTCGGGTGGAACGGTGACACTAAGCAACAACGTCACCTCTTCGGTTACGAGTAACGGCTACCTCTGCTCATCCGTGCCGACCTTTGCCCTTTACATTGACTGGTATGACGAAGCCCGAAACCTCATCGCCACGAGCGACGGTGCGTGGAGTTACGACCAAGTGCAAGACGGTCAATACCCACCAACCACCTACAACGGCTACGGCGCACCCACCTACCCAAACATCACCACCAACCACACCTACAACAATGGCTCGAAGAGTCCGTTCGGCATACGACTAGGTTCGGTTGGTCTTGACAATCACCTCAACCCCGATGAGGTCAAGGGTCGCAACTTCTACGTCAATGCGATTGCCGCACAAGCCCCCTACAACCTCTCAATTGTCACGGGCAGTTCTTCGTATGCGACCTTTGCGTATGACCTCTACACCACGGCTACAGGAACGTTCACACTATCGAGCCCAACGTCGTTCTCGCTCAACGCTGGAACCACGCTACGCACGACGAACGACATCTACGTCACGACAACCGACTACGTTGCGGCGGGTTCGCACTCGATTCCCGTTCGGGTGACTGCTGAACCAGAGACTTACGCCACCACCCTCACGGTCAACGCCTCACGCGCTTGCCCTCGTATCCAACTTGGTCAGAGCCTCAAGGATGACATCTACGCCATCTCGAACATCCTCTTCCAAGCAATCACCCCTCCTCTCCCAATCAACGGAAGTGCGAGTAACTACACCATTTTCAACTCCGCAATTCCGGCTTTGACAACGGCGTGTGACCCGACTTTCGGAACGGGAACGTCGCTCAACATTCCGGCCGCAACACCTCAAGATGGTGAACACACCATCTATATCTTTGACCCGGCGAATGATGCTGGTACACGAGAGATTCGCAACGGTGCGGCGAAGCCACGGTTCACGGCTCACCTCAAGGAAAAGACGTACATCGGTGCGAAGACCATCACTCTCGACAACGTGGATGACCTTGCCAACTCGGGAACGATTGTCCTTGACTACGGTGGCCCGAATGAAGAAACCGTCACCATCGCCGTTGGTAGTTGGAACGGCTCTCTCACGGTTCCATTGACCAAGCCCGTTTGGTACGAACACCCCGCAGGAACTCTTTGCTACACGGTCGTTGCTGGTTTGGAACACGAAGTCGCCAAGGTTCAGCCAGCAGGAACGTATGTGATGGCTCTCACTTGGAACAACGCAGGTTGGGTCAATGAGAAAACGGATACCTACACCGTAAATGTTCAGCGCACCGAGGATAGCGGCAACAATTGGTCAACGGTTCGTGGTGCGAACGCACTACCCCTCAATAACGCTGGTTACAACACCATCTCCGACTACGAGTGTTCGCCGGGCGTTGCCTTTGCGTACCGACTCAAGGCTACGTCAATCAACAACGACACGGCCAAGCCCGTTGGCGGTCTTATGACCCCTGCGTTGTCTTCACCAAGTGGTGCGACAGCAATCAACGTACAGAACCCTGCGCCCGCCAACACCAAACTCAACGTGACCTCGTGGTGGATTTCGAGCTCAAGCGATGAAACGCTACGCTACCCAATCCTCGTACAAGACAAGGTTGAGGAAACCCAGAAACACCCCGTGGGCGTTTTCTACCCACTCGGCTCAAGTCGCCCCTACACAATCGCAGGAGTTGTCCAAGGTCGAGATGCCAAGATTACGGTAATTTGGGAGAATGATGCTGAATGGGAGTCGTTCGTTAACTTGCTCAACCTTGGCGAAACGCTCATTCTTATTGACCCTGTGGAATCAGCACGGCGTTACATCTTCGTACAGAGCGACGTTCAGGTCACGCACCACGCCGCAGCCCAACCGTATCGAGAAGTTGTTATTGACTACGTTGAGGCCGCACCGCCGAACTTCGGCTACACCTACGGAAGTTAGTAATGCAGCCAATTAGCGATAAGTTACGAAACTCCCTAATGGGGTCTAATCGCCCGATGATTGTGGTGAAAGCAAAAACTCCGCACGGCGTTGTGACGAACCTCAATATCGAAAAGGGAACCATCACGGTTGACCACACATCTCAAGACGCTCGACGAACCATAGAAATCACTATCACAGACCAAAGCATTATCCCCGGTCTTTACGATGGCTATGGTCCGGTCAACGTCTACGCCCACCAATTATACGTTTATCGTGGCGTTCTTTGGGAACCGAAAGGCATTGACCCCGCACTTTGGACTTGCCAAGCCCCAATCCCACAAGACTTGCTCGTTCCCAAAAACCAAGCCTACGAGCTCGTTCCTTGCGGTATCTACCGAATCACTAATGTCTCCGTCGAGGAAGACAAGGACGGAAACGTGGTGATGACCATCAAGGGGTCAGACCTATCCCTCGTGGTTCAGAAGAACAGTTGGACAGGACCCGTTACGGTTGCTCGCAACCCGTACATCATTCCCGTAGAAGCCATTTCGTTCTTCGACATCACCCCCGAGCAAACGTATGTGGCCTCTACGATTATGGAAGCCATAAAGATTCTCATCAACAACCGTTGGCCGACACACCCCGCCTTTGGGCCACCCGAGTTTAACTTCTCTGGCGTAAATGACCAACCGATTACCGATGCGGTGATTATGGGTAGTTCGTACAACGGCGGAAGTATGTCTCAATCGCCGTGGCAAGATATCTCTGCCCTCGCAACGGCTCTTGGCGCTGAATTGTTTAACGATGCCACGGGCAAGTTCGTTGTCCGTACAATTCCTGACCCCAATGGACAGTCGCCAGTCTGGTCATTCCTCGACGGTGATGGCGGATTGCTTACCAAAGCGACCCGTGACATCAACATTGACAAAACCGTGAACTTTGTAATCGCCACGGGTGAGGCGGTTGGCACGACCGTTCCATTACGCGCTGAAGCCGTTGACGATGACCCGACCTCGCCCACCTACTACCAAGGCCCAATGGGTCGAATCTTGGGGCGTGAATCGGGGCGCAAGCAGTTGTATACGATTCAGCAAGTTCAGAACGCCGCTAACACATACCTCA